TATGTTTAAGAGTGCTTACAATTAATATTTTAGATGTTGATTATTTTTATAAATTTTGTGTTACAGTCTTGAAGTTTATATCTTTATGAGTATAACAACACAAAAACACAAAATAATATGAAATGACAAATACCAAAGGATATTGAAAAAGATGCTACTGTTTATATGCAGGATGTATTATCTAAACTAGAATCTAGTGGAATACTAGAAGAAGTTGATAGTGCTGCACTAACTATGTTAGCTCGTAATTATTCAATGTTTATAAAGGCTTCTAAGCAATTAGAAAAAGATGGTTTAACTGTCGAAAGTGATAGAGGTAATATAGCACAACACCCATTAATCAAGGTGGCTAAAGATGCACAAACACAGGCTATGAAAGTTATGTTAGAATTTGGACTAACTGCAAAGGCTAGAACCAAACTAATACAAAAAGATAATGAAAGCGATGAGGATTCACCATTTGAGCAATTTATAAAACAAGGTAAAGAAACGAGGTAACAATGAAACTATATTATCAATATGTAAATAATGTGCTAGATGGTAGTATAGTAACAGGTAAAAATATTCAATTAGCTTGTGAGAGATTTAAAAGTGATTTACTCAGAGATGATTTAGAATTTAGAGAAGATAAAGTTGATCGAGCTATTGAGTTTATAGCAACTTTAAAACACTTCACTGGAAATCATTCAAGTAAACCATTTATATTAGAACCTTGGCAAACTTTTTTAATTGCAAATATTATTGGCTTCTACTGAAAAGAAACTGGAACAAGAAGGTTTTCTAGTTCTTATATAGAAGTAAGTAGAAAACAAGGCAAAACAGCATTAGCAGCAGCGTTATGTTTATATTATCTAATTGCAGATAACGAAGAAGGTGCAGAAGTTCTTTTAGCTGCAAACAGTAAAGAACAAGCAAAAATTGCTTTTGATATGTGTTCTGTTTTTGTAAAAGGAATTGATCCCAAAACAAAATATTTTACTCCATATAGAGCAGAAATAAAATTCAACCTCACAAACAGTAAACTTAAAGTATTAGCCGCTGATGATTCAAAATTGGACGGCTTTAATGCATCATTTGGTTTACTAGATGAATACCACGCAGCACCCACCAGTAAAGTTAGAGATGTAATAAAGTCTAGTATGGGAATGAGAAACAATCCTCATTTGTGTACAATAACCACTGCTGGCTTTAATAAGTCCTTACCCTGCTATCAACTAAGAACAGTAGCAATAGAAGTTCTAAATGCTGTAAAAACAGATGATTCTATGTTTATAGCTATCTTCTCTTTAGATGTTGATGATGATTGAACTGATAAAAATAATTGAATTAAATGCGCACCTAATTTAGGTGTAACAGTTCCTTCTAAATATATTAAAGAACAAGTTCAACAGGCTAAAAACAACCCATCAGAAGAAACTGGTATAAAAACTAAAACACTAAATCTTTGGTGTGATTCTGAGAATGTTTGGCTACCAGATGATTATATTCTAAGCTGTAGTAAAAATATTGATCTAAATGATTTTAAAGGTAAAGCTTGTTATGTTGGTGTTGATTTAGGTCAAACATCAGATTTAACTGCTGTTTCTTATTTAGTTGTAAATGATAATAAATACTATTTCAAAACTCATTACTACCTTCCAGAAGAAGCTTTAAGAACTAAGTCTAACAAAGAATTATATAAAGATTGAAAGCGAAAAGGGCAACTAACTGTAACGCCTGGCAATGTAACCGATTATGAATATATAACTAACGATTTGATGAAGTATTCACAGATTGTAAATATACAAGTAATTGGATATGACAGCTATAATTCTACTCAGTGAGCAATTGATGCAACTGCTAAAGGTTTACCACTTGAAGTTTATTCTCAAACAATTGGAAACTTTAATAGACCAACCAAAGAAATAGAAAGGCTTATATTATCTGACAAAGCAGTTATTGATAACAATGAGATCAACAGATTCTGCTTTAAAAATGTAGTTTTAAAATCAGATCAAAATGGTAACACAAAACCAGTAAAATATATAGACAATAATAAAATTGATGGTGTAATTTCTATGATACAAGCTTTAGGTATGTATTTACAAGTTCCTCATTATTCAAACACAATTTAACATAATACAAATGGCATTTAATGACTGATTTAAAAAGAAATCAACACCTGCACCTATAACAGAAAAAAGAAGCTTTTTTGATTCTTTGATGTATAATTCACAAAGCGGTTATACAACTAACAAAGCTATGCTTCTACCTGCTGTTTATAGATGTGTAGAAGTGATTAGTGATTCTGTTGCACAATTACCTTTAGAACCTTATTTAATTGACAATAACGGTTATAAAACAAAGCATAAAACACACCCAACATACAGACTTTTAAATAGTGAACCGAACAATAAAATGAGCAGGTTTACTTTTATGAAAACATTAGTTCAAAGTGTACTTTTAAAGGGTAATGCTTATGCTTATATAGAAAGAGATCGAAGCGGTAATGTAATAGCATTGCAATTTATAGATAGTTCGTGAGTAACAGTAGTTACAACAGATATACAAAATAATAAATTGATGTATTCAATTACTGGTTTTAATGCTTTAGTAGAGCCTATTAATATGATTCATATACTAAACTTTAGTTATGATGGTATTCGTGGAATAAGTACACTGGAACACGCAAGGTTAACACTTGGGTTAGCTACAGATTCAGAAGCACACGCAGCAGGATTTTTTAAAGGTGGTGCTAATTTAGCAGGTATTTTAAAAGTTGATGGTTCACTACTTCCAGAACAAAAACAAGATTTAAAAGCAGCTTGACAAACTTCATTTAATGCTTCTACTGGAACACCTAACGGGATAGCTGTATTAGAAGGTAATATGAATTTTCAACCTATAACAGTTAGTCCTGTAGATGCACAACTTTTAGAAACAAGACAATTTAATGTAATTGATGTTTGTAGATTCTTTGGTGTTTCACCAATGAAATGTTTTGATCTTACACAAGCTAATTATGCAACTGTAGAAGCTACACAGTTAGCATTCCTCACAGATACACTTTCCCCTTTATTAGAAAAGATAGAACTGGAATTTGAACGCAAACTATATAAACCATCTGAACGAGATACTATAGATGTTAGATTTGATACTTCTGTTTTATTGAGAGCCGATAAAGTATCACAAGCAGAGTATTTTAATAAGCTTTTCCAAATTGGTGTAATGACAGTTAACGAAATTAGAAAGGAATTAGATTTACCTGCTATAGATAATGGTGATAATAGTTTTGTACAAGTAAATACTATTACGCTGCAAAATGCAGTAAAAGAAACACAAATTGTAAATACACAAAAAAATGATGGAATTACGAAACAGTAGTTGAGAATTAAGAACTACAGAAAACAGCAGAACCGTAGAAGGGTATGCTTTAAAATTTAATAAAGAATCTAGGGATTTAGGGGGTTTTGTTGAGGTTATAGAACCAGAAGCATTAGATGGTATTTTAGAACAATCTGATATACTTTGTTTACTAAATCACAGTGAAGATAGAGGTGTTTTGGCACGCTCAAAATTTGGTGTTGGTTCATTAAAATTAGAAGTTGATAATGTAGGTTTGAAATACAGATTTGAAGCACCTAACACTTCACTAGGTGATGAACTTTTAGAAGGTTTAAAACGTGGTGATATTACCACTTCAAGCTTTGCATTTACTATTGATAGTGATGTATGGGAAAAAAGAAGTACTGGTTATCTTAGAAAGATTACAAAGTTTAAACAAATTTTTGACGTTTCACCAGTTTATAAAGAAGCCTATCCAGACACAACAGTAGCACTTAGAAAAATGAATGATTTGAATACAGAAGATTTATCTGGATATTATAAAACCTTAAAAAACAAATTAAACTAATGAAGAACACACTAGAGTTATTAGATGATAAAAATCTATTAAAAGTAAGAGCAACAGAATTAATTTCTAATGCTGAAAAAGAAACTAGAAAACTTAACGATTTAGAAAGTATTCAATTTGATGAAATTACTAAAGAGTTAGCAACTATTGATGCTGAGATCAGAAAGATCGAAGAAGATAATAAAAGAAACCTTAATAAAGTAACAACAAAACAAAAACAAACTATGGAAAATTTTTCATTATTGAAAGCTATTAATGATGTAGCTAACAACCGTCAACTAGACGAAAGAGCATTAGAAATTACTAACGCAGGGCAAGCTGAATTTCGTAAAGCTGGACAAAACACACAAGGTCAAATTGTATTACCAATGGAAACCAGAGCAACAATTTCTGCAACAGTAGCAACTGCTGGACAAGAAGTAGTAGCAGAAGATAAACTTGGAATTTTAGAACCTCTTAGAGCTAATCTAGTAATGGTTCAAGCTGGTGCAACATATATGACTGGTTTAACTGGTACTGTATCTATCCCTGCTTATTCTGGATCAAATGTATTGTGAGCAGGTGAAACTGCTGGTGCATCAGATGGTGCTGGTTCATTCACAGAAGTAACTTTAGAACCAAAAAGAATCACTGCATTTTTAGATATTTCTAAACAGTTCTTGATTCAAGATTCAATTAGTGCTGAATCAATGCTTAAATCTGATATTGTAAAAGCAATTTCAAACAAATTAGAATCGACTGTATTAGGTTCTGTAGCTGGTTCTACAACTCAACCTTCTGGACTTTTATATGGTACTCCTGTTGATACAGAAGATGTAAGTTATTTAGAAGTTGTAGCTATGGAAACAATATTAGAATCTGCTAATGTAACTGGAAAGAAAACGTTTATCGTTTCACCATCTGCAAAAGGTAAATTTAAATCAACTCTTAAAGCAGCAGGTGTTGCAGCAGGTTATTTAATGGAAGGAACAGAAATTAACGGCTATAATACTTTGTCAACTTCTGCTGTACCTTCTAAAGGTGTAATCTTTGGATGTTTTGAAGATTATGTTATTGGACAATGGGGTGGAATTGACTTGACAGTTGATCCTTACACACAAGCAGCTAATGGTAAAGTTCGTTTAGTAATCAATGCTTATTTTGATGCTAAACCTCGTAGAAATGAATCTTTTATAACTGCTATTTTAAAATAGTCTATAATATATGTATTTAACAATCGAACAAGCTAAAAAACACTTGAATCTGGAAGCAGAATTTATTGAAGATGATATTTATATCACTTCACTAATTCAAGTGGCAGAAGCAACTGTTGAATTACATATAAATCAAAAATTAGTTGATGTTGCTGCAATTAATGGTGAGGTTCTACCCTTGCCATTATTGCACGCAATGCTTTTAATGATTGGTAATTTATATGCAAACAGGGAAATGATAAGTTTTGCAAGTAAAACTACAGAAATACCTTTTAACTATAGATACCTTTTAGATTTTTACAAAAACTATTCAAACTAAATTTATATGATACCAGCGGGAACACTGTTATATAGTTTAATATTTAAAGAAAATCAAACTGTACAATCTGAATCGGGAGCAGTTACAAAACACTTAACTGAACTACTTAAATGCAGAGCAGCTAAAGTTAAACAATCTGGTAATTACTCATTAGATTCTAAAGAATTATTTCATAGTAATACAATAGCTTTTAAGATTAGATATAATAAACTATTATCTGAATTATTAATTGTTGAATATGAAAAGAATGATTATAAAATAAACTCTTTTGATAGAAATCTATTTGATAATTCAATTGATATTATACTAGAAAAAATTAATAAATAAAATGGAAATTCAAACTACATTAATTGATTATGATCGAGTTTACAAAGCTATTGATAATCTAAAGGATTTTCAAAAAGATAAAGTTGTAGGTCAAGGTTTAAAAGATGCAACAGGATTGTTTATTAATGCAGGTAAACAGAATCTAAGAGATAGAATGAAATCCAAAAAAGGTGATTCTGGTAATTTATTGAAGTCTTTTAAAAACAAACTAAAACGTTCAAGTTTAGGAGCAATTGCTGGATTCAATCAATTAGGTATGCACGCACATCTTTTAGATATGGGTACACAAGTAAGAACTACTAAAAGTGGAGCAAACAGGGGGAAAGTAGAAGGTAATAGTTTCTGAAAAGATGCTATTGAATTAAACGAAACCGCTGCAATTGAAAAAGTTTATAGTGGTATTGAAAGAGCAATTACAAACATAATTAATAAAGGGTAAGATGATTACAAAAGCATTTACAAAATTTTCAATTACAACAGAATTAAGAAAATTAATTGTTGCAGATAGTGGTCTAACTAATTGAGTAGGTACTAATGTATTTCCAATAGTTGCACCAGAAGGAACAGAAGGCGATACTATAATTTATTATAGGGAAAAGTACGCTAAACAACACACTCAATTTGGAATTTATGAGGAAAAATGTAATGTTACTTTTATAATTGTTTCAGAAGATTATGACAGAAGTATTGCAATAACAGAAGCCTTAAATGATTTAATTGAAGGTATTCACCAAAATAAAGACAACTACAATTATGAATGTAGATTAGTAGATTCAATTGAGGATTTAATAGATAAAAAATATATTCAGACTTTACAGTTTGAAATCAAATAACAAACAATAAAACAAAATAAAAATGTCAACATCATATAATTCAAATACCGATTTAGTAAAAGGTAATAACTTAATGTTATTTGTAGGCTCAACACCTATTGCATTTGCAAAAACTTGTGATTTATCAATTAGTGCAGCATCAATTGATACAACTAATAAAATGTCAGGAAATTGAAAAGCTAGTTTAGCTGGACAAATTTCTTATACAATTTCATCAGATTTTTTATATACAACTGTAGCGGGTGATACTTCATTCGATACTCTTTTAGCTAGTCAAATAGCAGGTAGTTCTGTTAGTTTTACAATTGGACTTGCAGATCCTGCAACTTTTGCATTAACTGGAACAGGTCTTTATACAGGAACAGCACACATTACATCTTTAACTATGAAAGCAGAAGATAATGCAATAGTATCTTGTTCTGTATCTTTAGAAGGTTCTGGTGCTTTGGTTAAAGTGTCAGCGTAATAAGATCAAAAATTTAAAAGGCGGTGATTATACCGCCTTTTGTTTTAAATTCAAATTGATATATGAATATAAAATTAAACATTAAAAGTATCATCAAATTTGAACAGTTTACTAATAAATCATTCAATGAAATAGACTATACAAATACAGATGATTTATTGAAATTGATGTACTGTATAGTACTTTCAAACAATCCAGATGTATTTACTTATGAAGAGTTTTTAGAGCTAATAAAGAGTAAGAAGATAAGCAAAACCATTTCGGATAAATTAAGCACAGAAATTAAATTGATAGATTTATTTGCAAATAAAGAAGTAAAAGAGGTTACAGAAGAACAACCAGAAAGAGAAGTAATATTTATAAAAGATATAGCTGCAATACTAGTAGTGAATGTTGGATTGGATATAAATTTTGTAATGAATGAAATGAGTATAAACGATATTTCTTTATATATGGAAGCCTATAATAAGAGCGTGAAGCAACAAATGGAAAGTAGCAGACTATGAACTTATTTATCTGTTATACCTCACATAGACACCTCAAAAATAAATAGTCCTTCTAAATTTTATCCTCTACCTTGGGAACTTGAAAAACAATTAGAACAAGATAAAACAGAGTTCAAAATTATGGCTGAAGAACTTCCAGATATGTTTAAAGCTGGTGCAGATCTAATTGATAAAATAAATAAACAAAAACAATAATAGTATGGCAAATAATTTAAGTTTTGGGGTAGCAGTAAATCTACTAACAGAAAATTTTAAAAGAGGTCAAGCACAAATTCAAAACGGTTTTAGAGAAATAAAATCTACTGCTTTACAAATGGCTGGTGTACTTGGTGCAGGGCTAGGTTTTGAGCATATTATAAAGGAAATGATAACTGTTGCTAGAGAATCAGCAGCAGTTAACAAGGCTTTAAAAGTGGCTTCTGGTGGATGAGAAGAATACGGAAAGAATCAAAAATATATAATTGAAACTAGTGAGAAGTTTGGTTTAAGTATAAACGAAATGACTGGTGCATTTGCAAAGTTTACAGCATCTGCAAAAACTAGTAATATCCCTTTAAAAGATCAGCAAACATTATTCACCGGATTAAATGCTGCATTGTTAGCAACAGGTGCAAGCGGTGATAAAAAAGCAGAAGTTTTTGATGCTATGTCAAAGATGATGCAAAAGGGTACAATTCAACTCAAACCCTTAATTGCTGGGCTTGGTTCTGCTTTACCAGAATCACTTTCAATTATGGCTAAAGCTATGGGTGTATCAGTTGAAAAACTGAGAGATATGGCTAAACACGGTCAATTATTAGCTAGTGATGTATTTCCTAAATTTGGTGCAGAACTAGAAAAAGCATTTGGTAATGTTGACACCAATACAATAGGTGGTGCTTTAAATAGAATTGGTAACAGTTTTGAAGAACTAACAGCTAAATTAAATGTGGGTAACATTTATAAAACTATAGTAAATGAAACTTCTGAGGTTTTTAAATGGATAACCGAACACTTTAAATTAGTTGGTGATACTATTACAAATATAGCAGTAACTATTATTGTAGGTAAAGCTTTTGGAGCTATTAAAAAAGGTTACACATCAATATCAACAGCAGCTACTACTAGTTACGTTAAACAGGCTGTAGAAGCAGAAAAAAGTGCAGTTGTACAGGAATTAGCAAATAGTAATTTATCTAAGAAATCTCAAAAAAGATATTTAGATGAATCACTTGCAGCAGCAAAATCTTATGCTGAACAAGAAGCAGCAGTAAACAAATTTAGTTTAACCTCTAATTTCGCTTTTAAAACTGTAGGTTTAGCAATTAAAACTGCTTTTATGTCATTCTTACCAATGATATTATTTAGTGGTGCAATGGCAATATATCAACACTTTTCAAATCTTGCAGAGAAAGCTAAAGAACTAAAAGCAATTTGAACAGATTATAGATCTGGTTTAAAAAATGCAGTTGAAACAAACAGTCAATCAAACGAGATTAAAAACTCTTTGAAGATTGTAAATGACACTAATACTTCATTAAAAGAGCGTCAAACTGCACTAAAAACAATAAATTCTATTTTAGGTACTAATTATCAATTTGATAAAAACGGCTTAAAAATCAACGGTGATATTAACGTAAAAATCAAAGAGCGTTTAGACCTCTTAGATAAACAAAGCAGGTATCAATATTTACTAAATAAACAGAATCCTAATGATGATAGAATTGCCGAAACTCAAAGTAAGATTGATATAATTAATAATCAGTTAGGAAAAGATCTTAATAGTGGCAAAGGTGTAGATAGTGGATTAGTAAAAGAAAGAGCTGGTTATTTAGATGAACTAACACCTCTATTAAAAGTTAGAGATGATATAGCTAGAGAAAAGAACAAATTAAAATCTGAACTTGGTAAAAATACAGGTGAAACAACCGATACTAATTTAAGTGGTTTAGGTGCTGGTTCTGGTGAAGATACTGAAGTACAAAAACATCAAAAAGAAATTGATTCTGTACAAGATGCTTATGTAAAAGAAACTCAAAAACTAAATAATGAATTAGCTAACGGTGTAATATCACAAAAGAAATACAATGAATTATTTGATAAGCACGTAGAAGATGGTAAAAAGAATTACGGCGGAATCTTAACGAAAGATGAAGCTAAAACTAATGTTATTTATGGACAAATTCAAGCCTATAAACCATTATCCTCTACTGATGATAAAATTGAAACAGCTAAAGAAGATTATCTTAAAAAACTAACTGAACAAGACGGATATTTAAAAGATGGTATAATCACACAAGATGAATATACTAATGCTATGTCTGGTATTGTTGATGAAACATTAAGAACTATTTCAACAATCAAAGGAGTAAATTTTGCGACTAATGATTTAGTGAAAATAGTAAAACAGAAACAAGCAGATTTAGCTAAAAAAGATTTTGCTTTTGTACTACCTCAGAGTAATCCAATAGATCATACATTTGATTATAAAAAGTCAGATGTTGAAAAACAAGAGGATAAAAATCAGCAAAATGACGATTTTATAAAAGCCATTGAAAAAGAATTTAGTGATAAAGGTGTAAAGAATATTGAAAAACAAATAGCTGATGCGGGTGGTGATCTAAGTAAACTAAAAGCACAGTTTCACGGTCAAGCAGATGATTTAATTGAATCACTAAATAAAGCATTATTAAATGCACCAGACTTGTCCAAAGCATTAAAACTAATGCAGGTTAAGAAGGATATAAAAGACCTACAGAAACAATTAAATAGTGGTATATACGAGGGTATAAAAAATATTGCTGGTAGTGCTAAAAATATGTATGAAGGATTTAAAGCATTAACTGATACACTTAATAATGTAGATGCTTCTGGATTTGAAAAGTTTCTAGCAATATGAGATGCATTAACTAATACGCTGGATGGTATAATGTCAGTTGTAAAAACTATTAAAGACCTTACAGCAGTAACCACTGCTTTGACAGCAGCAAAACAAACACAAGCAGGAATTGAAGCGGGAACAGCAGCAGCTAAAATTGCAACCAATGTTGCAGAAACAGCTTCTTATACTGGACTTATGGCAGCAGAAACAGCAGCAGCTTATGCTTTTATTCCCTTTGTAGGTGAAGGTTTAGCATTGGCTCAAATTGGAGTAATGCAAGGTGCTATATTAGCTTCAAGTATTCCAAAGTTTGCAAACGGTGGTATTGTACAAGGTGGTTCTATTTCTGGTGATAAAATACTAGCTAGAGTAAATGCTGGTGAAATGATATTAAATCAAGGTCAACAAAGTACACTATTTGCTCTTTTAAATGGTCAAGGTGGTATAAATTGAACTACAACAAATAATAGTGAAGTAAAATTTATTATTGAGGGAAAGAATTTAAAAGGCGTTCTAACTAACTATGATAATATAAAAAGCAAAGCAAAGTAATATGATTTACACAGGACAATTTAAAAATATAAGTAACACTTTATATCAAGTGGATATAAATGTGAATGATGGTAATAGTGGAACATCTGAGATTATTTTCTCAGATGAACCATTTAAAATCGAATTAAATACAAATAGTACAATTTACGAACCGTTGAAATTATCAAATGCAACTTGTACAATTATATCTGATAGTTACAATTTCAACCTTTATTCAGCAACTGCACAAGGTACTAAAATGACTTTGAAAGATGTTGATAATAATCTGATTAAATGAGTTGGTTACTTGACACCAAACATATATACACAAGGCTTTGAACAACATTATGAAAGTATTGAACTTGAAGCAATAGATGGTTTGAGTACATTAGACAATTACAAATTTGAAACGGTTGATCTGGTAAACAGAAAGATAAAAAGCTTTGAAGATTTATTGATTCATATCATCAAAAAGTGTAATTGCTATTCTAAAATATACGTGAATGAAAACAACTATTTACCGGGCTTTGAAGATCAAAAAATCATAGATAAATTACTCGTAGCTGAGCAAAATTTCTTTGATGATAACGAAGCAATAACATACAAAGAAGTACTAACACAGCTTCTTCAATTCCTAAACTATACAATTGTAGCAGATGGTGATGAGGTTTATATATTGAACTATGATTATATAAAAGGTGGATTTGTAAACTATCATACCTATACTACTGCAAACAATTGGTTGAATTATTCAACTGGCTACACAACATTAAGTAATACAGTAGATGTTACAAATGAAAGTTTTAAATCGAATGGTGCTAGTATTGAATTAGCTGAGGTTTATAATCAAGTAAGCATTAAAACCAGTGTAAGCACAAATGATAGTTTGATACCAGAGTTTTTTTCTGATGATGATCTAACCAACATTACAAAAGTAACAGGAACAACAAACTGGTTTTCTTCT